TTAGTTGCTATCTCTTGCGCGGCAAGGGCGGTTCTATCTTTTATGTGTCTGCGAATAAGTTCTTTAAGTTCATCTGGTAGGTACTTAAATGCACTGGTTTCTAGGTATGTTCTACAATAATCCAGTCTTGATACGTGATCTTCCATTTCTTCTGGTGGAATATATACAGGTTTTTTGTTCAAAAAGTGCATAGTCATTTCTTCAAATATTTCACTTTGTCTGTCATGAGATAACTCAACTCTGTCAAAAGCACCACCTACATCGTCTAATTTCATATATGATAGTAATTCCTTGGCTGTTACTCCAGCTTCTTTGAATAATGGCATGTTAAGTAGCAAGAATTCCCTCCGCGCGTTAGGATCTTGTGGCAAGGATTGACCATGTTGTACAGTAAAGTCAAATCCGCCGGATACATCAGCACCTTTTAGATCTGCGGCTTCAAATGCTTTTTCTTTGCCTAATACAAGTACTGTTCTTGGTTCATCCCAGTTTTCTCTGACTAGGCCAATACAATCGCGATATAGTGCTTCTACAAACATTGAGTATTTAGTAAATAATCTCTTATGCATTGCAGTACCTTGCTCAACCGAAGTTTGCTGAGATACAGCAGATTGTTCGCGGCGTTGAATACCTAGCATACTGTCATTTACACCAAATAGCTCTTGTATACCATCAACTAGTGATTGTCTATGTTTCCACATGTCTGGCATTAATTGTGGCGGGGCAATAAAGTGAGGAGATTGATTTCCGTTGATTTTTAGGTAATCCCAAGGAGAATTTGATATAGCCTCGTCTTCTATTTCTGCTCCGGCAGGTACTACCATTCGGCAAACACCTTGAGCCTGTATATTGTCCAAAATTGCAGTGTCCATTCGATTGAGTGCGTCCTGAAGCGGAGCAACATATTCTACGATAGATTGTGAATATAGACTCTCTTCGCGGTCAACATAAGTTAGTGCTTTTAATGGATATCCAGATTGATAATGAGGATTCTTTGTTGCTGGTTCAAGTAGTGTTCCGTTCTCAAGACAATATGCTCGTCTACCTACACCACCATTAATTGGAGATCCTTTTTCGTAGTATTCATATATGTCAATTTGTGGTTCATATACTTCATCGCCATTGTTATCAAACCCAGCCACCTTGCGCGATTGTTCTCTATCTACATTTTCTTGTATTATTTTTTCAGAGTCTGGAAACCTGAATATAGCCTCTTCTTTACTTTGACGTATTCTTTCAAAGGTATACTTAACTTCTTCCCAGCGATTAGCATCAGGATCAATCCATACATCTTCTGTAGCTGGACTGTAGATATCTATATCACCTTCCATATGTACTTCGCGGGTTTCTTCATTAAAGTCATATATATCGCCCTTGTCTGGGTCCCAAAATACTTTAATCCAACCTATTGATTTTTTTAATGTTTTAAGGGTTACTTGATCCATAACTTCTTGTAGATTTTTGTCTAATGCAATATGCCTAAGTACTCTATCGGCTGCATCAGCTTTCTTTTTATCACCTGGATCAGAAGACGTAGGACTAGTTACTACACTAGGAGGATTTGCTGACATTTGACTGTGTATAAATCTTACATACTTAAATGCATAGTTAATGCCAATATCATAATTTCCACTATCTACAGAACCTTGATTAAACTCGGCGGAATCATCAAATGCTAAAGTTGTATCTAATTGCATTGATCCACTGGAAGAATCTAAAATTTGTCCATTTGCTACCCATTGTCTTTCCGAATTGGAACGAAACTTCTTTGCCCAATCTAATCTTTGGGCTAATTTCTCTTTAAGCTGATCTGAGTCTAGCGCTTGTATTATTTTAGGCAAAATTATCTCCTACTTCGGGTTGCTAGTAATTGTCTATTTAGGTGTTGTTGTCTTCTATCTATTTCTTTTAGTTTGTTTTTATGACCTAGCCATATAATGCCATTTAAAGCAAATATAAATAAGCCTGCATAATATCCTGCCAATAACAAGTTTATCTCCGCCATCTGTTTCCTCTTCCGCGTTTAGGCATTATCCGCGCGTATGCGTTAGGTCTTTTGCCTTTTTGTGCTTCTGCTACTCTTCTTGCTTTATCTTTTTCTCTCATTAATGCATATCTTGTATTTTTTGGTGGAATCTTAAGTGGTTCCGGTAATACATCTATTGCATATTGTAATGCATCTAACATGTGATACTTCTGCGCGCCAACTATTCTATTTGATGACTCTGAGTATTGACATGATGTAAATTCATCTACTGTCTTTTCACAAAATGGAGCAATCTTAAGTTTTTGGGATGTTAGTGCTTGTTGTAGATTCTTTATAAGTTCTTCTTTTCTTTGTGTTTTTTTATGTGGTATATCATACCATAAATTATTTAATCCTGCTTCTTTAATAAACCATGTAGCTTGACAATCAGATACTCTTTTAACTACATTTACATTGCCTGTTAATTTTTGTACTGCTGCTACTAATTCAGATCCTGCTTTATCCTCTATGTATGCTTCTTTGACTAGATACCATACCGCGCTATTAGGGCATTCTGCTAGTAGACCATATCCAGCTTTTCCAGTTGATGCAGGATCTATTGTTTCTACATGTCTCCAAAGAGTAGAATAATCCGGCGGCAATTCACAGTGAGTATTAGGAAAGAAGTCATATACTGCATTATCTCCTGCATACCAATGACCGTGAGCATATGTGTTTCTTTTGGCTTCTGACATTAATGCAAAACCATGATCCAGTTCTTTAATCTTTTCTTCTGACTTGTTTATTGGATTATCATATGCATCTAAGATGTATTTTTTTATGTAGGGTTCATCACCTTTTTCTATGTGATGTTTTACTTCAGGCAACTTTAAATGTGGTGTAAATGTACATACCAATGGTGCCTTTTTTGATTTGCATCTTTCAATAATCTCAATTAGCAAGTTATATTTCTTAGGCATTTCATCAAGCCATACATGATCGGCCACAATACCCTGAAGTTGTTGTCGGCAAGATTCTGCATTATCATGACTAAAGAAAGACATTCGATTTCCGTTGCTATGTACGGCTGTAGCTAATGAGTTACCTTCCCGCGATAGCTTATAATCAACACCTTCTTTACCACAAAGAAATTTATCCAGCTTTTGAAACCATAATTCTTCTCGCATTGATTTGTGCGAACCACCAATAACTAATTGATGTGTAGGTCTATCTGGCATTTTGTAATATGGATGACTCTTTTCAAATATCCATGCTGCCTCGCGGGCACCTATACTTGATTTACCTGTTTGGGTTCCTCCAAGTACAAATCTTTGACGTATTTCATTTATACCTTTTAATACACTTAGTTGTGCATCTGTAGGTACAGAATTAAGATTGTCAGGATCAAAACATGATTGCCTTAACATATCTTCTCTACGCTGCATTAGCGCAAGTATTTGTTTTGTTCTATTTCCGTCCATGCATCATTTTCATTAAAACTGCGATTATTCCACCTTCTTCTTCTTCATCTTCTTTTTCTTTATATTCTTCTTTTGGTAATGGCATTTCTTCAACATCATCACCATGGTATCCCTCTGCGCGGGTAGCTGAAGCCAATCTATCTTGACAGGCTTCATGTTTCATTGAGGTATCTTCGCCATCTATAGGCCCAAGATCTATACGCTTTACTTCTTCGCGCCATTCTTTGCCTAGTACCTGATCTAATTTACGTTTAGCACCTTCGCATCGTTCTTCGTATGGCATATTAGCTGGCATATTTTCCAGTTTAGCCATATATAATCGCTTTATAGCGCCTAGTCTGCGAGTATCTGACATTATAGTCTCCGTGAAACAAGAACTTCAGAAGCTGTACACGCATCAGATGTAGTTGTAATAACCACTACCCTACAAAGAGGATAAGCAGGTGTATCAGTTCCATCATATATGTTGTTATTAATTTCTGGTACTGTAAAACTTCCGGCAGTTGTATTAACAACAGTAATTGATCCTGCACCTGAATTATCTTCGTTTGCTACATCAGTTGCTGTACTGTCATTTCCTTTAGGAACCCAAGTAATAGCAAAATCTGCACCAGAGTCAGCAGTAGTAAAATCATCACTTAAGTCAGTTAATGCATCAAAAGCTGTCTCAACTAGTGCTGCTATATCTGCGCCAGAAGTGGCTGTATTTATATCAACATGTACTTTTCGTCCAGCAGCAATTTCTGTCCATAGCGCGGCAGTAGGTTCTGCATCAGATCCAAGTATATCCAAAGATATACCCCAAGCAACATTTCCTGAGTCATATATAACAACAAAGTCTCCGGCTGTTGAATTTGCTTTTGTATCAAATGTAATTGTATCAACCTTAGCTACTGTATCTACCGCAGTTGCAGCCTTAACATTTTCCCAAGTTGTTCCGCCATCATAACTATCCTGAAGTGCTACAGTAATTCCTGTAACTTCTTCCATGGAGCTAAAGTTAACCGCGATATCTATATTTCTTGAGTCCTCACTTGATATGCCAAATTCAGCAGTTATTGCTGTAGTTGAGGCTGCTGCACAAGTCACACCATTTGCAGTGTCCTTGATTCTATCTTTCATTTGAAATCCGTTACTCATTTATTTATCCTTTTATGTTTGTTTTATGAATTTACATAGTATCCAAGTAATGTTCCGAATACTGTAGCGTCTGTTGTTTGTAAACTAACCCAATTACCTGCACTAGTTATTATATTAAGTCCGGTTATTACGCGGTTGGTATTCTTCAGCATTTCTATTGTCATTATTTCTACTGTGGCAGTTATTCCGGCTTTGGTACTGCTTTCGTATATAACAACAGTCCCAGCAGTCGAGCCACTAACATCTCTACCTGCATCAATAAGTATGCCTGTAATAACAAATCTTTGACCTGCTTTTGGTGACACAAAATTAAATGCTGTACCAGTAGCGTCAGCAGTAACCGCATAAGTCTTGGAATAATCCAAGGGAGCAGTGACTAATTGTCCTCGTTTTGTTATACAAGATGCATTTCCAGTTCTACCATCTAGTAGACTAAATTTCCACATTAATTAACTGCATCTACAATAGAAGTTCGCAAATAGCAAGCAAATGCAAATTGACATATTTGAGAAGAATTACTTGCAGGTGGGGTATAACTAACTCCAATACTTGACCCTTTTGGTACAATAACGGCACCTAAACTAAGGAAGAATCGACCAGTATTTGCTGCACTTCTAGTTGATATTGTTACCGAACCATCAGTAAAATCATTATCGGCGGTAGTTCCTTTATAGGCATCAATATTTAATGTTTTATTACTACCAAAGTTTTGATTAGCTTCTACACCAGTACCAACAAGTACATTTTGAGGAGTTGTATCAATCATTGTACCAGTAGTAGGATTTCTTATAATATCTATTTTAACATCGCCAGTACCACTAGTTGAGTTTCCAAGGTTGTAAATCAACCCAGTTATTACAAGATCACTATCCTCGTTATTCTTAAGATATAATACAGAAGTAATTGTTGCATCAGTCAGGGTAATATCGCCAGTATTGATGTTGTATTTATCTCCTGATTCGGCGGCATGATCAGGAAGAGGATCAGTTATTGATGCGGTGTGTAATCTATTATTAGAGTCCACAAGGGCGGTTTGGTGTGTCCTACCATCCGAAATTGCTGTTGACATAAAAGTCTCCTAAAAGGTGTCTGTATCGGAACCGTCTATACCAGAAGCGATTCGTAAATGATTGTTAATTTGTGTTAGTAGCTGTATTACTTTATCTTCATTTCTATGTGTTTCTGCTGTATCACGATCTTGTTTATCTTGCTTAGCTTTATCAAGTGCTATACCTTCAACGGTCTTATTGGCAACTAAATCACCGG